TCAATACCCCACCGCTATAATGTCCACATTAAATCCCCCGGGACCTGCCTGCCAGATGCTGGCCCCTGTTAATGATTTTGTTTGATGAACAACCGCCACATTTGCTGGTGATTGTGTTTCAGTTGTTACAGTACCGATATCATTCCAGTTAATTGAGATGGAATAGTTCGTTGTTGTAAACGACCGGGGGAAAGTTATGTGTCTTGCATTGGTGCCAACAGGAAATCCAAGATAAACACGCTGAATTATCATTCCTCCAGGTAACATAACCCAGTTAGCACCTTCTCCAAAACCAAGGTATGTGAGAAGACCAGCTACATCCTTTCCACTCAAATTGGTAAGCGTATTGTCCAGCGGTTGTTTACCTGCCAGCGCATTAAGCATTGTCGTGGCAAAGTTCGGATCATTCCCCAGTGCCGCCGCCAGTTCGTTCAGTGTATCCAGTGCAGCAGGTGCAGAACCCACCATTCCTGCAATCGCCGATTTCACAAAAGCCGTAGTGGCAATCTGTGTATTGTTGACCGACTGCGCCGCCGTGGGGGCTGTTGGCGTTCCGGTGAGTGCCGGACTCGACAACGGTGCTTTTAGTGCCAGCGCATTGTTAATGGTGGTACTGAAATTCGGATCATTGTTAATGGCTGCGGCTATTTCTTTCAGCGTGTCCAGCGTGGCTGGCGCACCATTAATAAGGGCCGTCAGTGCCGCCTGTACAAACGCAGTGGTCGCAACCTGCGTGGTATTATTCCCCGCCGCTGGCGTTGGCGCTTTGGGGGTTCCGGTAAATGTCGGGCTGGCTTTTGGCGCGTACTGTGAATGCGGGTCCGGTGCGGCAAGATGTTTTGCCATCTGATCATCCGCGTACACCTTCAGCTCCAGTGCCTTGTCATCCACATACTTGCGGGTTGCCAGCACTACAGCAGGGTCGATTTTCAGGGTGATATTGTCCGTGCTGCTGGTAATCAGCACCATGCGCACGGTCTGAGTGCGCCCGCTACCTTCAGCCAGTTGCGGCTTATAGCTTTCCGGGCAGTTGCCCACGGCAATCAATGCCCCGGACTCATCAAACAAGCCCACTTCACGTATCCACCAACCGCCCTCGTTTTCAGGGATCACCTGTTCGGCAATAATCTGGCTGCTGTTCTGCGGGTCGATATAAAGCATATTCAGCGCAGCCCGGCGTTTCTCATTTACCAGTGCCGTCTGCTTTGCGTCCGGCGTTGGCAATACTCCACCGCCATCGCCCACCGCCATATGGGTAATTTTTAGCGGCACACCGAGCGCGGCGGCGCTGGCAAGTTTCGCCGCGCCAATATCCGTCAGCAGGGTATAAAATTTTGTGCTCATGGATTCACTCTCATTGTATCAATAACATGGACCGCCCCGCCTTCATGCGCGGTGCCACCGGAAATAATCGTTTCGTTGATATACGGATAGATCGTGATTTCTTCGCCAAGATAGCTGGCGGCTCCCACCCAATGCGGGCCGCTGGTCTGCAGATTGATGGACATGCCGATCATGTGGCGGCTACATGGTTTGGCATCGCTTATCAGTCGCTCAAGTTCCAGATAGGTATCTTCAGTGATGCCCTGGTCCTGCACGCCGATATCCAGGCGAAACGTGCCCGGTGTTTCTCCGGTCTGCCACCACTCAATAATGCGGATCAGGAATCCGAACGGCTCCACCACCCGCCGCACGGCACTGGTGGTCCCTTTATGCTGATGAATATAAAAAGCATCCTTCACCACCTGGCGCTTGACGCTTTCTGTCCAGCCCTCGTCCCAGCGATCCACAGAGAACGCCCAGGCGAGATAAGGCAGGAAACTGACCGGACAGGTTGCCGGATTCCACAAGTCACGAAGCGGCACCTGCAGATCAGAAATCCCGCTGCAGGTTTGCGCCAGTCGGCGCTCCAGTGGTGTTGAACCCGGTGGCAGCAGACTATTCATCCGTTCCTCCGTTGGTTACGCTCCACTGCGTACATGATGCCGCCTGTGTTTTGTTCAGGACCACATCCGCCAGAGGAGAAGCCAGCTCCACACGCTGCACCCCCTCAACATGCAGGGCGGCAAAGATGGCGCTACGGCGAATATCCCGACCAAGACGCGTCTGACTGGCGATGTACTTCTGCAGGCTGGCTTTTGCCGCTGCCATTACCGGCTCTGCTTCCGGTCCAGGATAGAGAAAAATGGTGGCTTCCACGCGATACGGGATGATTTCTGCGCTGCGAACCGTAAGACGGTCAGCCACCGGGCGGACGTTCTCACTGTTCAGAGCTTTTTCCACCACGTCCAGCAGGTCTTTTTCTGCAGTTCCATCGCCTTCGCGGCTAAGGACAGTCAGCACCACCTCTGCAGGTGCCGGGCTGGTTGCACTGGCATCCGCCACCCGACCGTCGGCGCTTCGGGCATGAAATTCATAAGCTGCAGTTGGCCCCGCAACAGAAAGCCCTTCAAAGGCTGCAGGCACACGCAGGCGTAACGCTTCATCGCTTTCCATCACAGCTGCAACGGGCGGCACAGCATCATTATCAGCAGGCGTCACCGTCAGGCGTGTCACGTTGTAGTTGGCAGCGAGCTGGTCAAGATCGCCGCCCATCGCGTAAGCCACCATCACCGCCTGCGCGGCTTCGTTAATGCGCTGGCGCAGAAGCAACTCACGGTAAGCATTCTCCTGCAACAATTTAGTGGCGGGTTCAGATTCCAGTTCCAGCGTGCGGATCACTGCTTCCTGCTCATCTTTCGGATGAAGCGCCACAAATTCTGCCTTGCGTTCGGCAAGCAGCGTCTCAAAGTCCGGCACATCCACAATCTGCGGTGCAGGCAACTGCGAAAGGTCAATCACTGCCATTCTCTGCTCCTGTTGATACGGAAAGGGACACAGGCACACCGTTATTCCGCCGCCCGGTCAGCTCCACCACCATTGAACCGTCAAAATTGCTGTTGATGGTGATGGAATCCAGCGTCAACCGTGGCTCCCAGCGACTCAGCGCCACATACACTGCCGACATGACCTGCAGGCGTAATGCCGGATTTTGTGGCTGATCTATCAGTGCCGACAGCAGGGAACCATATTCCCGGCGGGCAATACGGCTACCCTGCGGTGTCAGCAGAATGTCCCGCACCGACTGGCGCAGATGATCAATATCAGTAATGACTTTGCCGCTGGTATTGTTCATCCCGCTATAAAGCGTCATACCGGGCCTCCGGTTGTATCGCCGCCTTTCAGGACGCCAGTATGCTGATGCGCATCAACCACGATCCCGTTAGAACTCATCGCTCCGCCGCCCTGGGTAACGCCACCATTGATCACCACTTCGCTGTTAATGCGCGTGCGGTCAGCCTCCAGTACAAACTCACTGGTTTTCATGGTGATGTTGTCAGCAGCCTCAATGACCATTGATTTGATGCCCCTGACATACCAGCGCCCGGTGGCGGGTTCGTATTCAAACCAGCCACCGTCAGGATGTTCTGTCACGCAGGCGTCCGCCGACGTCGACGGTGGTGCGAACTGATTCGAATAGACAGCGGGCAGCGCAAAGGCTGTTTCCAGATTGCCGCCCAGACTCAGCAGCACCACCTGCTCACCTTCCGATGGTCGCCACCATGTACGGGCATTCCCGGCACGCAGCGTCAGCCAGCTGATCCAGTTGGTTTCAAGCTCGCCCGTTTTCACCCGGCAAAGCCAGTTTTCCCTGTCCACTTCGGTGACTACCCCTGTGCGGATCAGGTTGGTGATAAGGCGCATGATTTCGGTTAATTGTGCGTTCATAGGGAAAGGTTGCCATCAGGGGAAGAAAGGCGGCAGTGCTGCAACTTGTATCAGTGCTGATACAAAGATCACCCCGCCAGCCATTGCAGAATCATGTCGCGGGTCATTGCCTCAACATCATCATTTACACCCAGAAGGCGACGCTCTGCGTAACGCACCTCCGGTCCCTTACGACTGACGCGATCTCGCAGGCCGTAATGGTGAACGCGGGCAATGCGCTGCACCTTGCCTTCAAACTGCACGCTGGCAGAGTCGGTGCTGGCGGCAGTTTTCAGGTATTTTGTGGTGCGCAGCTTTGCAAACATCTGACGTTTGATACGGCCTTTTTTACTGCGTGCTGTTACCCGTCGCGGTTCATAGCTGCTGCCGTCAGGGTTGCGCTGCATCCTGATATTCTGCTGCTGTGTCCGGCGAAGTTCCTGCGCCAGCTGGCGCATCATGCGGCTTCTCGAGGCTGGTTCCAGATTCGCCAGCAAGGCACTCAGCCAGTCGTCCACCTTCTGCAGTTCAGCCACGTTTCACCGTCCACATTTCTTCAGGTGCATCAGGTTCCGCTATAGCTTCAACGCTCGACACACTGCCGTCAGTGCTGACCAGCACACGTTCCGTCAGTTGCAGGTTCAGGCTGATATCACAGACATCGTTGCGCAGAATATCCACCTCAAAGGTGAATAGCTTTTCCCGTAACGCCGGGTTATTGATGGCATCGGGCTGGTTATCCCTCAGCCACAGCAAAACCGGGGCCATCAGCAGATTCTGGTCGCCGCTGAAATCCTCAATCACCGCGTTCAGTGTGTAACGGTACTCCCACGACATGGAGCTGGCCCCCGTGGCAACCAGCGAACCGTTATCCACAAACAGATGCAGTTTGTCCGGGTTATTGCGGACATAAGGCACCGCTTTATTGAGGGCGTGGCGCAGGGATTGTGGTTTGTTCACTGTTTCGCTCCTGACACGCAATAATCATGTCCACTTTGTCTGCACAGACCGCCCAGGCGGCCTCCGTTTCATCCAGCAACGCGTTCAGATCACCGTTAGTGCGCGGCGTTGCCTGATCCAGCCGACACGGCGTCACTCGCGGACAACCACTGACGGTAAGCCATACCTCCGGTGAGTGCCGGACGTTTCCGCAGCCGGATAATGTCAGCAGGCAAAGGAGTATCAGCCCAGCGGCGTAAATCCTCGTTCTCACGTTTCAGTTCCTCGATCCGGTGTTGTCGTTGTCTCAGCAGCGTGCTGGTCTGTTCTGCTTCGGCATAGAGCCGCTCCTGCTCCCGGTTATTGGTTTCAGTCAGAATGGACAGGCTGATAAGCTGGCTGTTGCTCTTTGCCAGTGCCTGGCTTTTGCTCTGCAGCTCGTCTGCCTGCGTGCTGATGGTCTGGCTGGCATCAGCCAGCCGCCACGTCTGCCAGCCCAGCGCCGCCAGTAATAACGCCAGCACAACCAGCAGCAACCGGTTCATGCTGCTACCTGTTTCGCCATCTGATTACGGGTGATCCAGAAGGCAATAACGGTCAGAAGATAAAAGACCAGGGTAATAGCCCACCCCGTCCAGGCGAGACTTACAACAATCAGCAATCGCATCACCCAACTGATAAATACGTTTTCTTTTCGGGTAATTGTCTTCAGTAAAGATGCCCTTAACTCCTGCCAGAGCGGGCCATTCTTAATTAACGCAGCCAGTGCTACCGGAATTACCGCCCATGTCAGCAAACAGGCTACCCAAACGCCGGACGCTGCCAGTACCGGAAAAATCCCCTGCGGATACACCATTGCTGCGATTAACAGCGCCATCCATAACATCAGAAACAGTCCGCTGATTAATTTCTTTTTCATTTCAGTTTGCTCCCTGTAAACACCAGGCCATCTCCCGCGCACGGCGGTTATCCAGCCCCTGATTAAACACACCTTTTACATAAACCCAGCGCGGCAACTGTCGGCACGCATCCGCCCAGCGCCGCTGATTGAGCAATTTCACCAGCGTGGAGCTGCAGGCATTGCCCGTCCCCACGTTGAAGGCAAACGACACCGTAGCGTCATACACCTTCTGTGGTGGCAGTTGCTTCACACACCTTTCCAGTACCCGCTCCACACGCAGCACGTTGGAGATCAGCCCTTCTGCTGCCTGTCGTTCCGTGATTGTTTTGCCGGGAATGACGCCCGATGTATTACCAATGCCGTCGGTCCAGACACCCGCGCTGCACTGATACGGCTGCAGACGACAGCCTTCGTAATCAGCAATCAGTTTCAGCCCCTCCACGGAGGTGTGAAGCTGCTGAAAACCCGGCAGCGTGGCAGCAATAGCCAGCACGGCCCCGACAAGGCAGCGTTTAACGATTGATGGATTCATAGTCCTCCCGCGAGATCTGCCCGTCGCGCAGAAGCTGGTAGGATTTGTGTTTGTAGTACCAGTTGATAGCCAGCATCAGTACACCAATCATCAGGCCGCCCAGCGTTGAGGCATCCTTGATGGACAAATCGCCCAGCCAGGCCAGCACGACGGCGATGCAATACGTGATAAAGGCGCTGATTCGCTCAAGCGTCATAATTCAGTCCCATAGCTGGACGGTCTGCACGGTGGTGGTGGTCGGAATGTCCGGCAGCTCCACCTGCAGCCCGTGAGGTAAAAAGGGGCCGTATTCGGCAAGCCCCGGATTTGCCTTCAGTACCTGCTCCGTGACCCCCTGCGTGCGCCCGTAATGACGCCAGCAAAGCGCGTCCACCGTGTCATACTGATGCGCACGCACTTTCATCAGATAAGCTCCACTGTGCAGTGCGGCGCATCCTGCACCCGGCTGATGGCCCAGCGGGCGTCACGCCACAAATCACCGCTTGCTTCCGCCAGTTCCTCGCCCCGCTTCACACCGGACGCCGTGGCGTCATAGTCCTGGTATCGTTCGTTGAGCATGGCGCGTGCCCAGCAGTAAACCGCGTTGAAATAGTGCTGAATGCGCTCACTTTTGCCGTCCAGCTGTTCCGCCGGAACTTCTGCCAGCGAGGCATACCCCAGCATCTGCTGGCGTCTGCGAAACTCATACAGCTCTGCGTTGACCTCCGAAATTGCCGACAGCGCAACCTGCTTTAAACGCGGCTGCGTCACCGTGCCGTCAGTGCGCATCACGCTGCGAAACTCCGACAGGTCCACATCAGGCCAGAACGGCGTATTCCTGATGATTTCCGCCTGTTCCGGTGCCTGTTCTGGCGCAACAAACTTCATGCTGCTTTCTCCTGAAATAGAGGGCGGTGGACGGGGTTTTGATGTGGCAGTGCCTTTCGCCACCCCGTGCCGCCCGTGCGCGGGGGCACGTTCTGTCAGCGGCTGTCATTGCGCAGTCTGCGCTCCAGCTGCTGTTTGTCTTTTTTCACGCCACAGCGAGGATCGAGCTGTAACGCATGGTTGAGATGATTAAGGGCGGAAGCCGGGTTGCTTTCACTCAGGACAGCGCCAATCGCTTTATGCAGACGCGCCCGTGACTGGTCCGGCATATCCAGACCGTCTGCCAGCTCCAGCGTCTGCAGCAACAGATCGGCATCAAAGCCGGTGGCGGCAAGCATTGCGCTCTGCGCCGCGTCTGCCATTTCCTCTGCCAGCACGGTCTGCACGTTGCGGTTACCCAGCGGCATCACCCAGCCATGACGCAGGGCATGACGCCCGATCTCCAGCGCCCCTGCATAATCTCCGGCATCAATGCGCCACAGCATCACGTACATCAGCACGTCATCCTGTTGAGCGCCTCCGGCAGCCAGAACGCCCTCCGCCCAGGCGGCATATTTCGGCAGCAGCTCCACCTTGATTTCCGCTTTTTTGACCGTGGACTGAACGCCCTTGAGACGGCGGCGGTCTTCCGCCAGTTGCAGCAGCATCAGGTCATAGCCCGACGCGTGGCGAACACTGCCACCCTCGCGAGCGGCCTGTTCAGCCTGAACGCGCAGGCGATGCTGCCGTGCGGGACTCAGGCTCATGAATTACGCTCCGGTTTCTGCTGCGGCGGCGCTGAAGTCACCAATCTGGATGTTTTCCACCAGTGCAGCGCAGCGATAGTCCTCAACCACATAGGCTTCGTTAACGGATTCAAAATTTTCAATCCGGTCACGTTTCGGGTTGTCGATAACTGAACGGCGGCGGGTATCTTCCTGCCAGTAGATGGACAGGTTATCCAGACGGGTGATCAGCAGCGCATTCGGCGGGAAGAACGGCGCACGCACCGCCTGCAGGCCACCCATGCGTTTCTGACTGATGATCATATCGGCAGCCAGTTTTTCACTGTTTTCCTGCTCTTTGTTGACCAGCGGGAAATACTTGTCAGACAGCAGTTCACGACCGCAAATCACCACCAGATCGTCATCGTCCTGGTAGACCACGTCGATAAGCTCATTGACGGCATCCATCACTACGGCGTCCAGGTTGGCATATTCGCCACCTTTCCCGACTTTCACCGCGCCCGGTGTGGTTTCACCGCCCGTGGTGGTGCTGCCCATGACGTGATCCGGTGCATCCTCACGGATTTTCTGCAGCCAGCCTTTGTTCACATCCTGCAGCAGCGGGTTTTCGCTACGGTTGGAGGTTTTCGCACGCTTCACGCCGTTAAAGCCGATCATGATGCGGTCCAGTGCCTGACGTTTCACGATGGCGTTACGGATACGCACCTGGAAATCCTGAAACTTCGCCCACAGGTCCAGCTTCGCGTAGGTCAGCACCGTGTCAAAGTTGGTCTGTTCGCATTTGTATTCCACATCGACCATCAGCGTCGGATCGACAGGTTCTCGCTCTTTCGCGGTGGTATCAGTGGTTCCGGCAATGGTGCTGCCAACACCCAGCCCCAGCAACTGACCAGACTGCTCAGTCACTGGCGTGACGTTAATCAGCGTCAGGAAAGAGGCGGACTGCTGGATCTGGTCTTCCAGCGTCTGCTGCACGGACGGCTCTACGGTGAACTTGCTGGACAGTTCTTCAACTGCCACACCGTTCAGACGCGCCAGCTGCTGCAGGTAAGCGTTAAAAGCAAAGCGGGTATTCTTCTTCATCGGGTTTTGTGCTCCATCAGCAATTGGTCAGAGTGTCAGCGGGGGCGTTACCGCCTGTTGCACGCTGGCGGTAGTCCTGGCGGCTGTCTTCATGACTCAGCTTGTCCACCAGTTCGTTAAAGGCGGTCTGCTGTGCCTGCAGGGCAGTCTCCAGCTCAGACAGACGTTCTTCCTGCTCAGACAGGGATTTTTCGGTGCGTGCGCTCAGGTTTTGCTGCTCAGTGGCGACCAGCTCCACGGCCTTATGCACATCAGAGAACCGGGCATCGTCGGACTGCTCTTTTTTGGTAAACAGCGCCGTGACACGGGCAAACAGGGACGGTTTGTCCTCCTGGATTTCTTCCAGTTCGATCACCGTTTCCTCTGCGGCGGTAAAGAGATTGGCGGGATTCTGCTTGCGGTTTGCCAGCGGGTTATGGGCTGCACTGGCGCTGAATGTCAGCATTTCCGTACCCAAACTGGCAGGGTCATCAGTGGCAGCCAGGCCGACCAGGTAGGCTTTGCCCGTATCAGCGAACTTCGGGCTGACTTCCATAGAGGTGAATAATTTCTGGCCTTTTTTCACCAATTCCACCAGGGACTCCGTTGGCTCAACGTCGGCATACAGCGCCATCTTGCCTGCCAGCGGGCCTTCCGTGATTTCTTCAGCAAACAGCGCCGTCACCTTGCCGTAACGGTTAAAGGTGCTGTCCGGGAGATAAGACTTGATGTGCTCAAGGTTAATCAGCGCGGTATACACCGCCGGGTTGTAGCTGGCTGCCATCTGTTCCAGCCATTCACGCTGGATTTCGCGTCCGTCGGTGGTGGCACCTTCCACCCCGATGCGAAAACGCTTTGCTTTCACTGTCATGAGCCGTGCTCCGTTAGAAATAACTTACTGGAGCCTTATGGTTGCGGTGATGGGGGCAGTGAAACAATGCGCGGTATTTGTACCGACAACCACACAAACCGCAGGCGGGGAAAGCCTTCATTCAAGGCTGTAGGTTTGTGCCATGAACACCACACTGACACCCGCAGATCTCGATCCCCGTCGGCAGGCCATGCTGCTGTACTTTCAGGGATACCGCGTAGCCCGCATTGCTGAAATGCTGGGCGAGAAAGTTGCAACCGTTCACAGCTGGAAGAAACGCGACAAGTGGGGTGACTATGGGCCGCTGGATCAGATGCAGCTCACCACCGCCGCACGTTACTGCCAGCTCATTATGAAGGAGCACAAAGAAGGGAAAGATTTCAAAGAAATTGACCTGCTGGCGCGCCAGTCGGAGCGCCACGCGCGGATCGGCAAGTTTAACAATGGCGGCAACGAAGCCGACTTAAACCCTAACGTCGCCAACCGCAACAAAGGCCCGCGCCGTCAGCCGGAAAAGAATGTTTTCACCGATGAACAGATAGAGAAACTGGAAGAAATCTTCCATTCCTCCATGTTCAACTACCAGCGCCACTGGTGGGAAGCCGGAAAAACCAACCGCATCCGCAACCTGCTGAAGTCACGCCAGATCGGCGCGACCTTTTACTTTGCCCGTGAAGCCCTGATTGACGCCCTGCTTACCGGACGTAACCAGATTTTCCTTTCTGCCAGTAAGGCACAGGCTCACGTCTTTAAGCAGTACATCATCGACTTCGCCAAAGAAGTCGAGGTGGAGCTGAAAGGCGATCCGATGGTGCTTCCTAACGGGGCCACGCTTTACTTCCTCGGCACCAATGCCCGCACGGCGCAGAGTTACCACGGCAACCTGTATCTGGATGAATATTTCTGGATACCGAAATTCCAGGAGTTGCGCAAAGTGGCTTCCGGTATGGCTATTCACAAGAAATGGCGACAAACCTATTTTTCCACGCCATCCAGCCTGACCCACAGTGCTTATCCGTTCTGGTCCGGTGCGCTGTTCAACCGTGGACGCAACAAAGCTGACAAGGTGGACATCGACCTGTCCCACAGCAATCTGGCCCCCGGCCTACTGTGCGCAGACGGGCAATACCGCCAGATAGTCACCGTGGAAGATGCGGTGCGCGGCGGCTGTAACCTGTTCGACCTCGACCAGCTGCGCATGGAGTACAGCCCGGACGAATACCAGAACCTGCTGATGTGCGAGTTCGTGGACGATCTCGCGTCCGTGTTCCCGCTCAGCGAACTGCAGGCGTGCATGGTGGACAGCTGGGAAGTCTGGACCGACTTTCATGCACTGGCCCTGCGCCCGTTTGGCTGGCGCGAAGTGTGGATCGGTTATGACCCGGCAAAAGGTACGCAGAACGGCGACAGTGCCGGATGCGTGGTGGTGGCTCCGCCAGCCGTGCCGGGTGGTAAGTTCCGCATTCTTGAGCGTCACCAGTGGCGCGGGATGGACTTCCGCGCCCAGGCTGACGCCATCAAAAAACTGACCGAACAGTATAACGTGACCTATATCGGTATCGACTCGACCGGCGTCGGTCACGGGGTTTACGAGAACGTGAAAGCGTTTTTTCCTGCCGTCAGGGAGTTTGTCTATAACCCCAACGTTAAAAACGCCCTGGTACTCAAGGCCTACGACATTATCAGCCACCGCCGTCTGGAGTTTGACGCCGGGCACACCGACATTGCGCAGTCATTTATGGCAATCCGTCGCGCTACCACTGCCAGTGGCAACCGCCCGACCTATGAAGCCAGCCGCAGCGAAGAAGCCAGCCATGCCGATCTGGCCTGGGCAACAATGCACGCACTGTTTAACGAACCGCTGCAGGGCGAGTCCGCCAATACCAGCAATATTGTGGAGATTTTTTGATGGGAAAGAGTAAGAAGAACCGCGCTGCGTCGACGAAACAGATCCAGCATAAAAGCCAGACTTCAGCCGAAGCATTCAGCTTCGGTGATCCCGTTCCTGTTCTGGACCGCCGCGAACTGCTGGACTATGTGGAATGCGTACAGATGGATCGTTGGTACGAGCCGCCTGTGAGTTTCGACGGACTGGCGCGAACCTTCCGCGCCGCCGTGCATCACAGCTCACCGATTGCAGTGAAGTGCAACATTCTGACCAGCACCTACATCCCTCACCCGCTGCTCAGCCAGCAGGCTTTTTCGCGTTTTGTACAGGACTATCTGGTTTTTGGTAACGCCTACCTGGAGAAACGCACGAACCGCTTCGGTGAAGTTATCGCCCTTGAGCCTGCACTGGCAAAATACACCCGACGCGGGTTAGACCTTGATACCTACTGGTTTGTGCAATACGGCATGACTACACAGCCGTATCAGTTCACGAAAGGCAACATTTTTCATCTGATGGAACCGGACATCAACCAGGAGATCTACGGCCTGCCTGGTTATCTTTCTGCCATTCCGTCAGCTCTGCTCAACGAGTCCGCCACGCTGTTCCGCCGCAAGTATTACATTAACGGCAGTCATGCAGGCTTCATCATGTACATGACCGATGCAGCGCAGAACCAGGAGGATGTGAACAACCTCCGCAATGCGATGAAAAGCGCCAAAGGTCCTGGTAACTTCCGTAACCTGTTTATGTACTCGCCTAACGGTAAAAAGGACGGGCTTCAGATTATCCCGTTGTCAGAAGTGGCGGCGAAGGATGAGTTCCTGAATATCAAGAACGTGAGCCGGGACGACATGATGGCGGCGCATCGTGTGCCGCCACAAATGATGGGGATAATGCCTAATAATGTCGGGGGGTTTGGGGATGTGGAGAAGGCCAGTCGCGTATTTGTACGTAATGAATTAACGCCCTTGCAAAAAAGGCTACAAGAGCTGAACGACTGGCTGGGCGAAGAAGTGATTAAATTTACGCCCTATATTCTTTCAGAAGAATAATTCCGAACTTATTTGTTTCTTCTTTGTTCACGCCTTGTCTTGGCTTCGATAAGGCGTTGAGGTTCAGTGTAAAGCCGTTCTAAAAAAAGATAGGTAAAATCTTCAAGATCCTCAGCAGCAGCTTTATCCAAAATACCTTCATGCGCTCCATCATTTCCGTCATCTTTAACGCATTCAGCTAGTTCCCTTAAAGCTTCAGGCAGTAGATGATTATCAAATAACCACTCCATTCTTAACCCTAGGCTTCTCCTTATTTTTTGCGCAGGCCCTTGCTCCCCATCAGGAAGAAGTCCTTTTGTGGCATAATCAAGGCAAAGCCTAAACATGGTTGCTGCTGCATTATAACAACCTATAGCCAAACATTTCGCCCCTTCCTCATATGCACTATTGATATGCTCAGGTAAGAACTCTGGTGGCTCCTCTACTGCTAAGTCTGCCGGTGATATAGGCCTAACAACCTCTGCAACTTCCTTTAAGCCGAATATTCCACTTTCCCAATTATAGCCATCTAAAGTTTTATTTTTCGTTAAAGGTCTGCAAAGAAACATTGTCGTTTTATGACACTCTCGGCAAACACAATAGACCTCGTACTCGTATGTTTTACCCCCGCCCAATGCATTGTAAACCCTAGTGCAATTCAGCCCATTAACATCAAACGCTATTTTTTGTGATCCACATCGTGGACAGTCATCCACTAACATAACCATGTCAATTACTCCTCCCTATGAAAAAAATGAGTTGAAAAATTGAATATTCACGACTTAAAAAGCTAGCCTATTTAACACCATAATTTCATTAATTCAACCATGAGCGCGCGCTCGTATCCCCGCCACGCCTGCCCGCTTTGTGCAATGGTTTTCATGCAGGTGCATAACATACGAAAAAGTCCGTCACAACTGGCACGCCTGCGTTACAACGCTCCTCAAACGGTCATGCGATCTCATGCAGCATAGCCATGCACTTAGGGGAGAAGTGAATGTTCGTAACCAAATGACCGTTTATATATCGAAGCAGAAGAACTAAGAAAGCTTGAGGTGTGCTTTGAACGTTAAACATAGTATGTAAATGGTTTATTTTCCCGAGATACTCACTCGGGCCCAATCTGCTTATCGTCTTCATAAAATCAAACGTTCAGCCAAGAATATCTGAACGTTTAGCTTTTATGGGCAAAACTGTATTAACTAGCGAATTGACGGTAACGTCAGGCTCAAAGATTCATCATGAAGTTCCTGCATATAATCTGACCATAATCCTTGCATCTGCATGGTTTCTTTCAGATAAGAATATTCGACTGAACGATGAAGCATTGTTGCTGATACTGCAGAAAAGGGAGATGTTTTCTGACACTCACCTAATATTGCCTCGACTAGATTCATAAGAATGTTTTTACGTCTAGTACTTGGATTCTCATTAAACCAATTAAGTTTTTCTATTGCGTCATCAATACTGCTATCTATAAGTTCCCCTGCTTTACAACGCGGTATAAACTTGTGCTCCCTGTGATTAAAGTTTAAAACATCCACTGTTGTTTTACCTAAATCAGTTTTACCTTTAATACGATACCCTATCATATAAAGGTGTTCTGACGGTAAATCGTTGCATGGATTTATTATAGGATTGAGTACAACATTATGGCGTTGTTTTGAACCATTACAGTGACGGCATGAAGGAAGGAGATTTTCCCATCTAATAACATCATCAGGGAAATTTTTTTTATCCTTAAAATGCTCAATTTCATTATAGGTGCTAGCCTCTTCAAGCTTGACCTCACAAAATGCACATTTGCCATTACTTAATTTTAGACATGCCGATTTTACTTCCGGATGATGCCAAACAGATGTTCCATTATCTTTAAACTCCTGAGTTAAAGATAGAAGATCAACACGAGTAAAAAAATCAGGAATAAAGTTCCGTTCAAGCTTAATCATTTTACTCTTCTCTCTCTCGAATTGACATCAGGCTTATTTTAAGAGATTTACGAAGAATACTGTTTTGATGCAATGCCATATCCAAATAATCATAAATTTCTTTCGCCTTGTCGAAATTTTCTTCATCAACAAAACGTTCGAAATTATCAAGTAGTTCTTGTAGTTTTCTACTGAGAGTGCTTTCCATCCCCATTACATCTAACAAAACCTCTTCAACTGTCCAGGCAGAATAACCCAAGCCATTTTCAGGAAGTTCTTTTACTCTCACTGTGCCATCATTATCTGGTACTAACGCAATGATCTGATGTGGTTTTGCATTCTGTACTACATGTGGGCTGTGAGTTGTGACAATAAATTGTGCTGATGGAAATGTTGTCGTAAGGGCTTCAGTGATTCTTGCCTGCCACTCAGGATGCAAATGAAGCTCAATTTCATCGATAAGAATCACTCCATCAAATTCTTGGGCGTAAATATCTTTCTCCGGATAACGAAGCTCGATCTCTTTAATAATACCGAGAAGGAGACTCATACATGATTTGAATCCCGAGGACAGATATTCATACCATATTACCCCGGTCGGGGTATTTACAAAAATATCGTAAGATTTAGGATCGACGCGATTGTAAGAAAACTGAGGGTTTAAAATTGATATACACTCCCTTGCAAGATGTATATTTTTTATCGTATTAGGACCGTAACCATTATCTACTTTTTCAAACAAATCCCTCTTAGCAAACCAATCCTTGATATCATGTAAATTGACACCTAAATTAATCTGTTGCGAAACAGCATCATCGGATAGTGATTTATCTGCATTCAACGCCTCAAGATGTTTATAATCAAAGTTACGTAATATTTCAAATTTTATTAGTTTCCTCTTATCAAATCCGTTATTATTAAAGTTGTGAATTGTTTCTGTAGGCAAATGAACGTTAACATCTAATACTGAATTAAAGTTAACAGAATTATCTTCTATTATTAGACTAACACTTCCTGTTTCAGAAGTGACATTGCGTTTTATTCTATTAGTGTATCCATGAAGAAAAGGAAAGGAGGCAGCAAGCAAGAGTGTGGATTTTCCAACTCCGTTAGGCCCACATATAATATTCATGTCAGGCCTAAATTTTACGTACAGGGACTTTATCCCCCCGATACCGTTTATAGTTAGCTCAGTCAGTTTCATATATTTCCTTGTAATTTCCACTAACCCACATTCAGGATTAGCTAGATACTAAGGAACAAGCCAAGTGTTGTAAATAAAAAATCTTATCTTATATTCGAGTTAGAAAAGTATGTTGCACCCGCTGGTTGAGCAAACAGTACAAAGCTGGCGGCCATTGAAGATCATGACCGCCATACCTAACGCCTCGCTTCACTCGTTGTTCAACCTTGTTCCCTCTGATAGGATCCTATCGGGATCAACGTTTTAATGTAACCTGCTGCATTATTTCCATTACTCGCTTTTTGTCTTCATCCAGTTTTAACCCGCTCAGTTCAACACCATTGGCGCTGCCCTTACGGATACGAATTGCTGTTTTGGGATACAGAGGGCGCAAATTACGGTAGAGCTCGGATTCAAGAGCTTCCAGTGTGGCCTGGCTAATCTTCTGCTCTTTATCGATCATTATTTCAATGCGCATACAGATTTCCCTTTAACTGGTAACGTCCATTGATCGGCTGTATTCATGGCTGCGAATTTTCGCCATCAACTCATCTGTCAGTTCGGACACCCACTGGATAGCCAGCCGCTTTTCTTCGTCGCTGCACTCACTAGCCGCTACAAGCTTGATAAAAAAATCAATACGCTGGAGCTTCAATGACTCCAAAAGATAGTCCTGCATCTTCCCTCCTATCATTACACGGATACACAAATACTGTACATATACCCACTGTTTATACAAACAGTATAGTAGGAAAGAAAAAATGTAAAACTCTTTTTTGTCAGTCAATTGGATGTACTGACTCCAGTCAATAAAGCACGAAATGTTAAACAGCATCCTTAGTACCATCGACGCCATTTGTCATCTTCCTGCAGCCTCTGTTTACGGTAAAAAATACGTAAACCGGCACCGGATGGAATGCTGCCGCCACGCAGAAGCAAATCAATCTCAGATACACTACCCTCAAACCCTCTGGCAGTCAGTTCTGCCTCAAGCTGCAGGCGCTGCTGCTCCGAAATACTCTGTATGTATGCTTTTTTTCGCTTCGGTTTTACCAGTCTCAACCTGGCTGTCAGCTCCCGCCGTTCCTTCTGGCCCATGTTGTGGAGATATTCCTGCAGCTCCTTCTCATCCATGGTTTTAATATCGGGTAAATCCCCCCCTGATTTGTTCATATTTTCAACAGGGGGACAGTTATTGCCACGAGTCCAAGGGGCGCAAGCGCCCTGGTCGGCTACCGCCTCCTGAACGTCAACGGCTTTACGAACCATTTTCCACTTCACTGCATGAGTGCAGATCTTGCCCTCTGCAATGGGTGACCAGATGCCATAAATACGAATGCCGTGATCGCCATAGGCGGTCGGCTCTTCGTTAATTTCATAAGCAGTTCTGATGAGGTGATATTTGCGGGGAACCAGTACGCCGCCCTGCTTCATGATGTAAGTGGCAAAACAACCAGCATCAGCAGCAGCCAGGATTGCATCAAGGCGCGGGTTATCCAGTACCGGCGCACCTGCTTTTTTGTCCCCCTGTTGCCTTGCCGCCTGACCAGCCAGCAATCGCAGTTCACGGTAAGCCTGACGCCCCGGAATGCCAAAGAAGCGGAATTGCTGAACACGATGCAGAGACGCCCAGGCATTAACGTATTCAGCGTTATCACGCAGGGATTTACCCGTTTCCTTACTGATCTCGCCAGCCAGACCACGCCCGTCAATATTCTTACTGATATATTTCGCAATGTAGCTTGTCGGCGTTCCTTTGCGCGGGTTTATCAGCTCAGACTTAAAGCGTGGCCCCGTGTTATTGCCCAGCTCCTCGCGGTCTTCACGGATGGCAAACTTACGCAACAATGCAGTAATGGCGCGGCGGTCTTTTTTGCGCATGAAACACAACAGGTGCCAGTGAACTGTGCCGTCATGATGCGGCTCAGCCACCCGCACGCCATACCAGCGCAACCCGGCTTTGTGCATAGCCTTACGAAATGCAGCAAACATGCCGACCAGATAATCGCTGCTTTGTCTTACTGTCGCGTTGGTCCAGGTCGGGTTTGGCCTGCCGTTATTTAGCGTGGAATGGAAACGTGACGGACAGGTGATGGTGTAGAAAACGGCGCAGTCACCGCGCATTTCCGCGATAAGCTCCAGACCTTTAACACAGGCCATCATCTCATTGCGGCGATGCGCAGGGTTGCTGCTGCTGGCGTTTACCACGTCTTCCATATCCAGCGTGTCGCCGTCTTCGTTCACCAGTTCATGAGAACGGAAAAACTCCAGCGACTTACGGCGCTGCTCACGTTTATGCATCACGGCTTCATAGCTGACATAGGGAGATGCTTTTTTGCTGACCAGGCAAACAGCACGCAACTGCTCTTCCCGCCATTCGCTACGCATCTTCCATAATTTCCGATACCACCAGTCGGCGCACAACATACGCGCCAGCGAACCCGGAATAAGTTCATAGGGCACGGGTTTACGGCGGTTTCTTTTCCGGCGGAGTTGCTCAAACGCAGGCGGTATGACATCCAGTCGCAGGGTTTCCGCCGCCACCTTTTCCCATGTCTTGCGGATTTCTTCTGGCTTAACGTCATCGGTGGCATACAAATCACCACAAGCGACCTCAAGACACATGCTCATATGCGCTGCTACCAGGGTGGACAGGCGTTTTACCTGATCCTGACTCATTTCAGGCAGGATCAGCAGGCCGTCCAGCCCTTCATGGCTTGCCATAAAGCGAAAAGAAGTGGATAGCTGACTGTCGCGTACATGCTCCAGTCTTTCCAGACATGGCTTAATCGTCTCACGCAAATAGCGGGAATAAGCCTTTGGCCTGCCCAGACTGCTGAAGTATTCAATACGTTGCATCAGCGGCTTGCTGATATGGGAAGGCTGGGCGTTGACGTCAGCCAGAATGACCATGTCTGGATTAAAACGCTGCTGCTCATGCGCCAGCTTTGCCCGGCTAATGAGCTTATCCTGCTCCATTTCGCGCTGGACAGGATCACGGGATTCATTAAAGAAATAACGCTCCCAGACCTGCTCACTCAGTGCCTCGCGGCGCAGTTGTTCCTGCTCGTTATCGGCAGCATACAGAGTGATCAGGTTTGAAAGTGCAGACTCCGGCGCAAATTCCGCCGGGTCCAGATAAGGGTTAATGGCCTTTTTCGGGCCGTTCCATGAAAATGATGCAGCGGCCTCGTTAAAGCCGCTAGAGTTGCTCATATCGTCATGACTCATACACGCACCTCGTACACAGCAGAACTATCTACGCCACGCGAAGGATCAAATCCCACCCAGCAGCGCGCCCCGGAAACAGCAATGATTTCTGTTGCAGATTTACTATCACCAGCTGCCACACCGATGCTGCGTTTTGCCTTGATGTAGTGGTGAGTAAAATTGCGATACAGCGAACGGATCAGGGATGTGTCACTGTTAGAAACAATGACCGGATGTCCTTCTGATGACCGATGTTCAAGAACGGATGCCAGGTGATACTGGTCATCTTCAGTGAAACCATCAGTGTGATAGCCGGAAAACGTACCGTCATACGGCGGATCGCAATACACCACATCCCCCGCCTTCAACATCGCCAGCGTTTCATCAAAGCTGGCGCAGATAAACGTTGCCCGCTGGGCTTTCTCTGCAAATGCGCGAATTTCTTTTTCAGGGAAATACGGATTTTTATAATTACCGTAGGGAATGTTGAAATACCCGCTCTTGTTATAGCGACATAATCCACGGTAACCATGACGATTGAGATACAGAAAATATACCGCTTTCATGAAATCAGTAATTTCAGTGGAGTAATTAAACTCCTGCCTTATGTTGTAATAAGCCACCTCCCTGTTTGCTTCCTCAAATAAAGCTCTGGCACGAGATATAAACGCCTCACAATCAGCAGCAACCTTTTTATAGAGGTTGATTAAATCAGGATTAATATCCGCAACAAGATAGCTGGGGTAATCCGTCTCCATCATCACTGCACAGGAACCCGCGAAAGGTTCAACCAGTCGCGGGCCAGCAGGAAGATGCTTTTTCAGTTCGGACATTATGGCGGTTTTATTTCCCGCCCATTTCAGGATGGTGCTCATACAGCACCTCCGTTGTAATGTTTGCCTTTCAGCTCTGCGATTTCCTGACAGGTAATGCAAAGCTGCACACCCGGAATGGCACGACGGCGTGCTGGCGGAATTGGCGCTTCACACTCAACGCAAAGCACGCGGGACACGCCCGGCGTTTTGGCACGGGCAGCACGGATATGACGTTGGCGTTCTTCTTCAACGCGCTGCTGGACGAGATCCATTGCATCAGCCATCAGTGGATCTCCTGCGCTTCGTTCTGGATTGCTTCAGCAGTCACACGCAGCAGTTCTGCCGCTTCGACGTGGTTTAACTGGCGGGATGTGATATGACACGCCAGGCGATCAAGGCGAGCTGCCATTGCTTCAGCCCTTGCCCGGCGTTCTTCCAGACGAGCCTCTGTCAGTAAAATATTAAGCCCTGCGTCATCCGGTCCGGTTTTAGTCGTGAGGGTATCAATATTACGCATAATCAATTCTCCTGAATTTAGATAAAGGGATGCCCGGCGGGTTTACGCCATTAATTTCATTAGTTGGTTAATTCGGCATGGTTAGCCGTCTGGGAAATAAGCTCACCACTGCACGAAAATGATTCATTGCTTTAATCAGCTCCCGCTTTTCGTCAGTGGTCAGCTCATTAATGCTGATGCTATGACGTTCAGCTGGAATTTTTGCCATAAAGAATATGGCAGCCAGTGCCCGTTTATTTTGTTCATTATTGATATCCCGTGGATCACGCATATCTTTAATAAACCGCTCAAGCTCTGACTCAATATTCAGGCCAAAAACTTTCGCCCTTAACTCCGCAATGTGATTAAGTCCATTCAGGCGTTCACCGGGGCTTAATGGAACAGTTGCTGCAGCGCCATTAATTGCCATACTTCATATCCCCCAAACGCAGCTATCGTTCTTTGTTCTTACGGTAACGCTCAAGAGGAGATACATTTTTTCGTATCGTCTCTTTAACCTGCTCTCCCCGTAAAAACGTCCCATCCTTTAACGTGAAAAAGTAACTGCCATCGCCCGACAATGACGGATAGCAACAGAGCAAATCATCTTCAGGTACTGAATAACTCTCCCCTCTGTAACGAAACTGATAAACCATTTCACTTTCTGCCGCATACATTTGGACTTTCTCCGTTTCCTCGTGGTCAATTCAGACAGCAATTCATCTTGTGAATGACATGGATGCCAGCGTTTTCCATCCTCACCCGTGATCCAGCCGTGACCGTAGTGCATTGCCGGGCTTTGTTTTACCAGCAGCGATGCAAATGATGGTTCTTTCGACAGCATAAGCACCTCACAGCAAACCGAATGAAGCACCGAGGCCAGTTACGGTATCAACCGCACTCGCCATCGCAGGGTTAGCCTGTAAACGGGCCTGCAATGAAACAGCAGCCAGCGCCATCAGTCGTGTTACAGAGTTAATGCTGCTGATGGCATCACGACGACCTGCACTGGTTTTTACATCGCCAGATACCGCACCTGCAGCAACACGCCCGATCTCTGCGGTTGCACTCATGACGTAATGTGGCAGTTTCTCTTTTGCCACCTCATTAATCGGCACACATGGCAGGCAGTGAATCTGTGCCAGAAAACCATCTACCAGTGTTGAGTCTTCTGTCAGATCAGTAAGCAACCAAATTTCTGGTGCGGTTAATAAATGAGGTTGAGCTGGATTCAGCTTGTTCCGCAGAATCTGCACATTCATACCTGCACGTTCTGCCAGTTGCACCAAGTTGTGGCGCAATGCAAATGCACGACAGGCTTCATCAAAATGTGGATGTTTGGAAACTTGGTAATCAAACATGGTTTTCAACTCCGAACTTATCGCAAAATCGAACTCAGCGTCTTATTGCGAAAATAGACGTCTATTAAGCAGACAAAGCATCAACAGTCAGAGCAGCCAGGTTAATCATTACCTTTTCACGTTTTTTGTCTTTACGAAGACGATGACGAGGTAGTCGGCCATCAGCCAACATGTCGTTAATCGTATCAATAGAAAGGCCAGTCAGTTCGCTATAACGTTCGATTGTGACATGTGGTGTATTCAGAGTAATTGAAATGTTAGGTGTCATAAGGCAACATTCCTTCTAGATATGGCTTGTGGCGAGCCGTTGTTTGTCGTGATTAGTAGTGAAGGCTCCAAAAGAACACTTCTGGTTCAACTTTAAGATCGCTTTTGGAATCTGTCAACGAATTTTGGATTTCTTTGGAGGACTTGTGGATTTCAATAGCGGCGGTAAGAAAGCCATAGAACGTTTAGTTGAAGCATATGGGTTCGGTACCCGTCAGGCTCTCTGTGATCATTTAGGTGTTTCTAAGAGCACCATGGCAACGCGCTATATGCGTGATATTTTTCCAGCAGATTGGGTAATCCAGTGCGCCCTTGAAACGGGCACCTCGCTTAATTGGCTAACAACAGGGCATGGTTCAAAGCAAGCATCAGCAAATACAAATACTATAGAAGTAGAAAAATATTTATTGTCTGATGGAGCATTGCAGAAAGACGGTTTTTATATTTTTGATAAGGAATTTCTACCCTCTACGTTTAAAAAACCTTTTGTCATCACAGATAACAATTCTGAATTTATTTGTGATAAAGAATTTGATGATATACGTGATGGTAAATGGGTAATAAGTATTGATGGCGAAATAACGATCCGTGACATTACTCGTTTACCCGGTGGAAGAATCTTCGTCGAGGGTGGAAACAGAGCCTTCGAATGCAAGATAGAAGACATTGAAATAATTGGTAAAATTATAAGTTTAACAGTCAAGTATGTTAAATAGTACCGGGAGGAAACTATGCTTGGTAAGGTATTTTTTGTGGTTTTGTCATGTTCTTTGTTATTAAACCCACTAACTACCTATGCTAGAAATTATCCCTGCTCAGGGAAAAAGGGAGGTGTTTCTCACTGTACCTCAGATGGCAAATTCGTTTGCAATGATGGAACTATTAGTAAATCCAAAAAAATCTGTACTAAAAACTCACGATAACTTTTGCTTTTATATCTGCGTCTAAAATAAAAATGAGCCGCAGGTTAACCGCAAAAGTTACATGCTCACATAGCAAAAAGAATAGCCAACTTCATTATGGCTTCAGTGAGATGTATGGTCGTAGGATTTCATACATTGACACTGGTTATACATACAGTAAAAATGCTCTCTACTGGAGGGCATTTTTTATGGCAGTACGAAAACTCACCACAGGGAAATGGCTTTGCGAATGTTACCCCGCCGGACGTAGTGGGCGTCGTGTGCGTAAACAATTCGCCACCAAAGGCGAAGCTCTGGCTTTTGAGCGCCACACGATGGAAGAAACCGAAGCAAAGCCCTGGCTGGGTGAATCAGTGGATCGTCGAACACTGAAAGACGTAGTTGAGCTATGGTTCAAACTACATGGTAAAGCTCTAACCGCTGGGCAGCATGTCTATGACAAATTGCTGTTGATGGTTGACGCTCTGGGCAATCCCCTTGCAACCGATCTCACATCTAAAATGTTTGCCCACTATCGAGATAAACGCCTGACGGGTGAGATCTACTTCAGCGAGAAATGGAAAAAAGGAGCAAGCCCGGTCACTATTAACCTGGAGCAAAGCTATCTTAGTAGTGTTTTTAGCGAACTATCCCGCCTGGGCGAATGGTCGTATCCGAACCCACTGGAGAACATGCGAAAATTCACCATCGCAGAAAAAGAGATGGCATGGCTTACCCATGAGCAGATTGTTGAATTGCTGGCTGATTGTAAACGTCAGGACCCGATTCTGGCACTGGTAGTTAAGATATGCTTAAGCACAGGCGCACGCTGGCGTGAAGCCGTAAATCTTACCCGCTCACAGGTGACCAAATACCGAATTACCTTTGTCAGAACGAAGGGGAAGAAAAACAGAAGCATCCCTATCAGTAAAGAGCTTTACGAAGAGATCATGGCGCTTGATGGGTTCAATTTCTTTACAGACTGCTATTTTCAATTTTTATCCGTGATGGAAAAAACGTCTATCGTGCTCCCTCGCGGTCAACTCACACACGTTCTGCGCCATACATTTGCGGCGCACTTCATGATGTCGGGTGGAAACATTCTCGCCTTACAAAAAATTCTCGGACACCACGATATAAAAATGACTATGCGTTACGCACATCTGGCACCAGATCATCTGGAAACGGCGCTCCGTTTCAATCCTCTGGCAACGCTGCCAAGTGGCGACAAAGTGGCGGCAGCGGTTGGCATTACCCCGTAA